GGTTCTTGCTTCCTGTCTTGGAAGCGCCAGACAGGCCGCCCATGTGAGCAAAGCGCGGCGGGTTAGTAATCACGCCATTCTGCTGCTGATCGGTAGTCGGATTGCGGGGCTTGGAAGCGCCGCGAGGCTTGAACACGTCCATGGTATTCTCCTTACATCGGTGACGGTGCGCCGCCAGGTGGCATACCCGGTGGCATTGCGGGGGGTCCACCTGCCGGGGCTCCGCCGGGAGGCATTGCGGGTGGCTGCGGACCCATGAGGCCAAGGTTCGGGGGGCCACCGGCAATCGCACGCGAAACCGGGGAACCACCGCCCGCCTGGGGCAAATTCTGAAGGAGCTGTAAGATTTCGGCGCTTTGAAGCTCGTTGGTCTTCTGCTTTTTGGGGCCGAGCACAGAAGAGAGCTTAGAGAGTGCGGACATCAGGCTCTGACCTTCTGGGGTCTCAGAACCAATGGCCGGAAGGGACTGTTCAATCAGATCAAGAGCCATGCTCACATTGATCATCGCCGCTTCCCGTTGGCCTTGCTTAGGTTCGGGCGTTGACATCGGGGAAGGCATGGGGGGAGGGCTCATAGCAGGACCAGCCCCAGGAGGCGGAGCGCCGTCCTGTTGGCTTTGCATCAGAGCCATAATATCCTGATCAGCCATGTGATTTACCTCTATTCACAGACATCTGCTGTGAAACTTAAACAAATGTCAAGGGAGGGGTTTGTTTTAGTTCCGCCCCTCCTCGGAACGCTCTTTGGTCGCTATACGGGACTAACCCGTATGTTAGTTAGCGACGAGCCTTACGACCCTTGCGACGCATGTGCGCCTCCATGTCTAGAGGGGGGAAAGGATGAGTAACGAGCGCCCGCTATTGCGGGAACTCATTAGCGCTTGGACTTACGACCCTTACGACGCATTCACGCCTCCTATTGCTGGTGTGATCGTCCCCAAAACTAATTACTTCCGGCGGCTACGACGAGACCGCTTGACAGCCTTGTACATTAAGCTCTCCTCATAGGTCTATCTGGACGCGTCGGCTGACGGCCCACCATATTCCTAACATTAGAGACCCGGTATTGCATAGAGGCGGGTTTTTGAGTCATAGAGACATCGCGCCCCGTAGCACGGGGTTGATCTCCAGTTGTGACTTGACCTTGACTAGCCACCAGACTTTTTCCCCTGTTGAGGCGGCGCTGGAGGCTGAAGGGCCTTCATCTGTTCGGCCTTCTTCAGCTTTTCCTTGAGCATCTGCTTCATCGGTGGATCGAGCATATCTATCAAAGACTCTTTGTCAATAGCTTGAGCCTTAAACAGATTGAACGCGAGAGACCGCATATCTTCCATGAAGATGGGGCTGTTCGAGTGGGCGTCCACCTTCACAACGTATTGACGGGTAAATTGTTCGGCAATGAACTTTTTCCCTTCAATATCAGTGAGATGAGTCGCATCGTAAGCCTGCATCAGCTTCATGTAGAGGGTCGCCAACTTTTCCAGCGAATTCTCAACGATGAGAGCCCGCTTCTTGGCGCGAGATGAACCAAGGCGGGCAAGCTGGGAAGCGTGACCAGCAGAGCGAACGCCTGTCTCGCCACGGCCCGACAAAACTTCAGAAATGCCGGATGCTTCGGCAAACATGGCGTCGATTTCCCTGATTTGCTCGTACAGGCTTTCAGGAAGATCAGGCGCCAGCCGCTCAATCTTGGTATTGGGCATATCACTTGCCAAAAGACCGCCAGCGCGGTTCAAGGCAAAGTTCTTCTCGTCCAGAATGCCGGTAAAGCCTGTGAGGGCGGTCGGTGGGTTCACTTGCTTGGACAGAAGGTCCAAAATTTCGTTCATGCGCTTGTTACGCATGTCCTGAAGGAACATCAGGCGGGAAACTTCAGATTGACCCCAATAATAGTCAGGCATGGGGTTTGGCGCGATTTGGATGAATGGGCTCTCGCCTTTCAGGAAGAGCTTTTCGTTCTCGCGGTCGTAGATGATCACGTCTGGGTCGGCGCGCGTTACAATCTGGTAATCGTTGGTCTCATCGTTCCAGACGTACAGCTCAATCATCTCAACGGTATCTTCTTCGACTTCCGGTTTCATCCGGTTTTGGCCGTAAAGATTGAGATTGACGTTGCCGTACATGGTCGGATCGACTTGGCTCAAGATGATCCGGTCCACGCCGTTGGGCGAGTAAGCCTCAACGTGCTGAGAGGTTGTAACGCGCTGAACAATGCTCTCGCGTTTGGGGTGTTTGTAAAGCCGAGCGAACAGGTCGGATTTAGTTATGTAGTAGCTTTGGATGAACGCTTCTTGGCGATCAAGGTAGGGAATGTCTTCGCGCAAAACGCCAAAGCTGCTGGGATCAATGTAATAGGGATGAATGGCCCCATTAGACACTACCAGTTTGATGAACGCGGAATTGTAAACCATCGCCCAGGTCAACGCGGTGTTGAACACTTGGTCGGCGTTGGAATTGTTCCACTCGTCGTTCAGGGCTTGCTCAAGACGAGGAATGTACCTGTACTGATCTTCGTTAGCCGAAGCTCCCAGGTTGATTGAGAACCGCGTGGTGTCAGCGGAATAAAGAAAGCTGACGAGCTGGTCGATGTGCGGGAATATTTTGTTGTACTGAGCGGGGCTCTCCTCGGGCGCGGACCCGAAGAGATAGTAGGACTTCAACGAGGAGTAATCCGCGCGGCGGGTCTCGCGAGAGACCAAGCACTTGCGGATCAGGTCTTGGTAAAACGACTCACGGTCGTTGGGGTCCTTGGGAATGATCATTTGTCAAGCTTCAGGTTGTCGTGGTCAGCGTAGTAGCTGGCCGCCATTGGTCCGCGCGTGAGATTAGCATCTTTGGGAGAAAAGCCAACTTGCTCGTCTCTGACGGGTTTGACCATGCCGCCAAGCATACTCTGCATGTTGTACTTTCCCGCTTCGCCCCACATTACGGCGCTACCGGGCCGATCAACCGGGGGCTGTTTAGGAACCGGGGCGTTGTTGCGGGCCAGGTAGCCGGTCTGGTGCTCGCCCTCTTTGGTGGACTTGATGTCCGTCATGTTGAAGTCGCTGGCAAGCTTCTTGATGTTGGTGTCGTTGCGCTTGGAGCGGCCACCAATTACGGAGTCTCGCATGGTGGGGGCTCGCAGAATGACCTGAGCCACGTCCGTGCAACCTTCGTCGCAGACGGGCCCCCAGCCGGTGAAGTAACCGTGACGAGGGCATTTGTAGTCGCGCAAGATAGCCATAACATCCCCTTACTTGTTGAACTGTTCATCGAAGCCGGGCTTGGAGTAATCCGACTTGTTCTTGATCCCGACTTTCAGGGCGATCTTTCCCCCATCATTTGTCAGTCTCATACTTTTGGCTAATCTGGGGCGGGGTTCCTGCCGGTAGATCAGCCTGCGTTTATTACCCTTATCATATACCATTACCACGTCGCCACGGGTCATACGCTCCAGCGCACGGCTCACGGCGATTTGGGTGTGCTCGCTCATGGGTGTGTCCTTGACTTGGAACACGCGCTTGAGAAGCGACGCGCTTAATCCTGACAGCTCCGCAAACATGGCAATGCTCAGTGTCTTGTCCTGGTCTTTCCAGAACCGTTCCATCTGGCGGTAGATTTCCGCCTTGCTGAGAATTGTCATCATTGCCCATAGATACCAATCTGTTTGAGGTAGGTAGAGACATTGCGGCCCACCGATAGTTCTTCCGGCGTGATACATTCTTGCGCGTTGGACACCTGACGCGTCAAGCGCTCCATGAGAAGCCGGGGCTGAAGCTGCTCTGCATAGGCGGCGCAAGCCAGCGCCATTGCAATTACGCGGTCGTCCTTGCCACGGCCCGGCGCGTGGATAGATCCACCCTCGCGGACGATGCCTTTCATTTCTTCCAAGGTTTCCATTGAGACGACGTTCATCATTTGCCGTTCGAAATAATCCTTGGTGTAGTTCATCATCCGTTCTTTTGAGCCCTGCGTGGTCAGCCAACCGATAGAGTTGGAGATGCCGCCAAGCGTATCGTTCTTGCGCCAGATATAGTTAGTCATCGAACCAAGAACGTGCATCAGGCCCTTTCCGGTCGATCCGCCCATAGAGACGGCTTGCCGTTTCAGGTTTCTGAGTTCGTTGATTACCGCCTGCCCTGGCCCGTTAACTTCCAGATTAAGAGTGCTATTTTTATACGCTCCAGCCAAGTGAGCGATGACCCATGCAAACTGGTATGTGTTGAGTTCGCTGGTTGCAAATTCCGCAACTTGATCGAGACCGTCAGCGTAACATCTAAAAACTTGGATGCAGAAACGATCTGCCCAATCGCTACTCCCGTAAGCGGGGTCTGCTCCGATGACGTAGTAGGCGGTGTCAATGGGCTCTTCCCAGACTTTGAGTGTGGCGAGCTTGTCCGAGCTTTTGAGGACTTCGGTGTCTTGGAAGTTTGATCCAAAGGAATATCGATAGGCGTCGAACTTTTTGTTTTTGGCGACACGAGCGGCCTCCGAACATCTGGAGTTAGAAAAGAACGATGAGCCCGTCATTACGAAAGCATAGTCTTCCGTAGGCGGGAATTCCTGATACATGAGCGCGTCGTCTTTAATTCCCTCATGCAGCTTCCACCGCCACCAGGCAATCTGCCGTGAGTTAATCTCAAAGCCGTACATCTTCTTGATGTCGCGGTTCCATTCTTTTTCTTCGCCGGTCAACCTGCCGTCCCAATAGGTTTTGTAAACGGAGGACTCGGGGTCGACGGAATAGAATTCGTTGCGCCACCATCCGCAAAAGATAGCGCGCTGCGTGCGAGCCTTCTTGGCGGTGACGTACATATCGTGGAACATATTGAACCCGCGCGCGGTGCTCTCGAACATGTAGAGGCGGTCGGGGTTAGTCTCTGCAAGAGACGCCAGCAGGGACGCCAAGCCCTCCTCGTCGCCCCAGGAGCTTGTCTCTGTGCCGTGCAGGAAGGTGATAGCCTTACCTCGTCCAAGGCTGCCCTTGGCCCGCAATCCAGCCACTTGATAAAACAGGCGAGACCGATTGCGCAGGCTCAGCGAATTCCTGTTGTGAGTGATCTGCGGGATTTTGTATTCCTTGGGCAACCCGTCCATGTACATCGCCAACGTCGTGCGAAACATATCCCGGTTTTCTTCGGTGTCTGTCGTCAGAGTAGCTTGGAGGCCAGGATGAGTAAAAGTCCAGTACAGATCAAGAGCCAAGCTAATGGTAGTGATGCCAAGCTGACGGCCCTTAAGAATGACGTAAAAATGGCAATCATCCTCTAACCCCTTGGCGATCTCGTTCATTACATAGGTCTGCGTTCCCAGAAGCTTGTCCATCTTTCGCAGGCCCTGCTCCTTGGTCTCAATCTTGAGCTGAGAGCAGAAGTGGTAGAAGTGCTTCAGGTTGAACGTCATGGTCCCTCGTGTGTTGGCGCATCCGGAACGATTTGAACGTCCGACCCTCGGTTTCGTAGACCGATGCTCTATCCAGCTGAGCTACGGATGCTTTGGTTGCGGGGGCAGATTTGAACCTGCGACCTTCTGGGTATGAACCAGATGAGCTACCGGGCTGCTCCACCCCGCGTCAGTACTTTATTAGCCCCATGATTGGCGTCAGGCTGGTCGAACACAAGAGCCACCGCTTAAGCTTTTTCATTTGGAAGCTCCGGTATTGGCATCCAATAGATCACATCAGGTGAGTAGTTTTCAGCGTCGTCAAACTCTTCACCCGTCCAGCTTATTAGCCAGAAGCCACCAAGATAATCAGCAGCCAAAAACTCGCTTCCATCTTTGGGGGCCGTTTCAATTGGCTGCCACATCATTCAATTCTCCAGACTCGGAAGCCGTCGTCCAGCCGCCGGGTTGCGTACTTGCGTCCGTACATTTTCCCATACCGGCTGATCAAGCTGCGTGAGGTTTGCAAGAAAGACTTCGCATCCATGTCCCCATAGGCCACGAAGAAGCTGTCGCCAACCTCCATCTCCGCCAAGGGAAACCGGTACTTCGGGGCACGCGTGGTGTAACCCCTCATGGGCACACCAGGTTCTATCTGCATGTTTAATCCTCAAACATTATTTACGCAATCATACTGTAATAATATACAATGTCCAGAAAAAATTTGGGGGTAGCGCGATGTGGGGTGCACGTTCTACAGAGCTACTGGACCCATCCACTTTCCCTATGTGCGGGTTCTACAGTTTCTCTTTGGTAATTACATCGTTACACATCCCTACACTGGTAATATCATGTTTACACAGTCATAGGATGGTAATCATGGTATTACACAGCCTGGCCATGCCCAATTACCCTTTGATTGATAGCCTCAACCATTAACCAGAATTTGGTTAACGCGCACGGGGAGACATACATTCAAACGCTTGTATGAATTTAGGATTGAACCTGTATCTTATGTAGTATCATATATACCACACAGATTATATGTATATACTATATATACAGGATCTATTTAGTTGTCACGTTTAAGTTAAAATAGATAAACAGTCGTTTACCTAATTAAGACTCATTATGGGTTATTTACATAAGATTGGGTTACGAATAATCTTGACCATAGAATTCATGCTATTAATGTAGTGAGTGACAGGACGCACATAGCGTACCTGGTAGACAAGTTAACCTAGACAATATGGGGACTGACGATGCAAGTTTATAAAAAAGCTACCGTTCTCCGGACTAATCCTGACCA